TGCCGGCGGGCATATCAAAATTGACGCGGCCGCAACCAAGGAGGTGATCTTTAATGAAGCCGTTGCCGACGTTGATTTTCGCGTGGGTGGGGTGGGACAGGAAGTTGCCTTGTTCGTTCAGGGGTCCGATGGCTATGTTGGGGTTGGAGAAGGTAATCCATCAAAGCCTCTTCATGTCGCCGGCGACGCCTTGCTTGCGTCCACTTCGAAGTTTTATTTTAATGATGTCGGCGGAGAATATATTACGGGAGACGGCACCAATTTAAGCTTGTATGGCGGAGCTAAGACTATTTTAGCTGCCGGATCCGAGATTGTTGCTGCCGCTCCGTCCTTTGTCATAACCGGATCAAGTGCCTATGGTCTCGTTTCCGTTCTGTGTGCAGACACCGGCCCCGTTGCAGCCAGCGCGATACAATTCCTGACAGGCTCTGGAGACGGTTCCACTCACAACGAAGCATGGCAGATAGGTTATGCAGCCCCGGGATATTCTGGCTTTACAAATCGTCAGAATACTCTAATTTTCAATCAGGTGCGAGATCAATCCGGAGCCGCACTAAATTCCGGCAATAGCTATTGCCAACTCCAACTTTCAAACTCTGGAAGTGTTTTTGTAGGCAGAGGAGTCGGCGGAACGGGAAGTATTAATGACTTTTTCCCAGCCGGCATAGAAGACTACGCTTATGCGGCTTACATCGGAACAACTACCGCCAACGTTGGCTCAGCCGCGCAATGGGGAGCTTTAAAATGTTCTGGTTCTGTTAAGATCAGAACAAATTATGATGCTCACAGCAACGCGCACTTAAGACTTGAAAACCTAGATGCCGGAGCAGCCCAGATTTATGTCGAAGGTACTGATTTCTGGGTTCAGACTGATGGTGGAGGAAATCTCAACACCGTCAATGACCTTAATCTCACAGCCGGAAACAAGGTAGTTATTAATTCACAAGGCTCAGGTGACAATTATATTCACATGCGCGCCAAAGCCGGCGCTTTGATATCTGGATCTACAGCATCGTCGTTCCTGCTTTTGAAATCCGGTCCGGGCACGGGAGCCGGCATCCACACGAACAATATTGCTTTTCAAACCGGATCCGGCGACGGCTCCACCCATTTGACCACTTGGTTACTGTCAAATACTTCTCCGAATTATGCAGCCATCTCGGGTCTTGGCAATGTTATAGCCTTCAACCAGCAGAGAGATAAAGAAGGCGCCGAGGTACAGAACGTAGGCGGTTACTCATACGGTTATAATCATCTTGTCATCGGAAATTCCGGAAGTGTATACATTGGCAAAGGGAAACCCTACGGCGGAGCAGCATACACCAGCATGTTGGATTTTTATCCAACCGGTATAGAAGATTACGCTTATGCTGCTTACATTGGAACAACTGACGCAAATACAGGCGGTTCTCTTCATGCTTCCGGCTCAGTAAAAATCACAGATGGCGATTTATCTCTTGATTCTGCTGGAACATTAAATGTCGCCCATACTGATGTTGCTTATGACATGGTGACAGGGACAGAAACATTCACAGCTAATGGTACTCGCGGAGTAATATCGCTAACATTTGATGGAACATTGGCACATGGCGCCACTACTGGCTCTTTTGTATTCGTAAACAATGAGATAGAGGCACAATCGATGGTTATCTTTCAGCCATTTTCGGCAAGCAATCATACGCCGTTCACGGCGGTGAATGGTGGTGTGTTTGGAATCAGCGTTGGTGTAGACAAAACTGTCGCAACAGAATGCACCTTTTCTGTAAATAATAGTTCAGGGGCTACAATTTCAGATGATTGTATACTCTATATGAATTACCTGTTAGTCGATTAGTGGGGCTAAAAAAATGTTAGATTAGGGTATAAACGGATTTTAATAAAATTTATCACTATTTATATGAAAACATTTTAAGGAGTAGAAAATATGTCTTCAATGTTGGAGCAAGCAATCATCGATGCAGAAGCTTTAAAAGAGGCCGCCGTAAAAAATGCGGAACAAGCTTTGATTGAAAAGTATTCAGATCAGATCAAGGAAGCAGTCCATACACTTTTGGAAGAAGATGACTTAGACAAGGTGGAGGCCGATGCAGGTCTATCCGAGGAAGAGTCAGCCGAGAAGGTGAATGATCCAAGTTACAAGCTTCCCACAAAAACTTTGGACGGAACGAATGCTTGTCCATGTCCAGAAGCTGGTGAAGAGATTGAAACAGAATTGGACATTGAATATGAGAACCCGATGTCCTTGAATAAAGCTCCCACAGCAGCTTCTCCCGCGCCATCTCCAGCCATGGCCAATCCAATGGGAACAGGGATGGAGACAACCCCCTTGATGGAAAACAGCATTATCAGTCTCAATTTGGACAAACTGGAAGAGTACACAATAAAAATGGAAGAAGAACATGGAAAAAGGATCGTTGAAAACTTCCAAAAATCTCCTGATAGCGCAGTTTTATCTGTCCAATTAGATGAGGACGAAGAATACGAAGACGAAGATTCTTCGGAAGATGACGAGTTTGAATTGACTGAAGAAGAGCTTCGTCTCCTCGAAGAGCTTGGCGATGATGACGAAGATGGTGAAGAGCCAACTGAAGACGAAGATAAAGAGACATCAGACGAAGAGAAAGACATTTTAGAGGAACTCATGGAAGAGCTTGAAGCGGATTTAGAAGAAGTCCCGCGAGGCTCAACAGATGTCGGTCCCCCAACCCCTTACCAAGAAGAATTGGCAAATGACATAGCCGAGATTAAGGAAAAGTTGGAAGAGGCTGAAGAAGAGAATAACGATTTGAAAGAAAGTTTAAAGCACTTTAAGCATCATTTGGATAAAGTAAACACCAACAATGCTAAATTGCTCTATATGAATAAAGTCCTAGTCAATGCCTCCCTGAATGAGCGGCAAAAAGATAAAATTGTCGATGCAATCGCAAGGGCTAATTCCGTAAAAGAGGCCAAAGTTATATTTGAAACTCTTCAAGATTCAGTGGGAAGTGAACAAAGTTCAAATCCAAAATCACTGAATGAAGCCGTATCAAGAAGGCCGTCTTTGTTCCTGAAAGAAAACAGGAACACACAGAGAGAGGAAGCTAATCCTCAATCCAATAGGTGGAAGAAATTAGCAGGTATCACTTAATATAAAAGGAGAAAATAAAATGTCAGTGTTACAGAAACTAACAGAAGGCATTACTCATCGTGATCTCCAGAAGGAAGGTGCCGCTCTACTTGATAAATGGGAGCGCACAGGTCTTTTGGAAGGCATTGAGAATGACCGAAGCAGACAAACTATGTCTGTACTGCTTGAAAACCAAGCAAAGGAGCTTCTTCGAGAAGCTTCAACCATGTCCGCAGGAGACGTTGAAGGATTTGCATCAGTTGCATTCCCGATCGTTCGGCGCGTATTTGGATCTTTGATCGCTAATGAACTTGTAAGCGTCCAGCCTATGAGTTTGCCTAGTGGTCTAATCTTCTTTCTTGATTTTCAAGTTGGAAGTAATAAAAATAGCGACACCAGCCGCCTAGGGTACGATCTTAATGATTCCCTATATGGTGGTGGAGTTGTTGGTTCTGAAGTTACCGGTGGCGTTAGCCTTACCGGTGCAAATGCGGAAAAAGGCCCTTACAACCTTAACAACGCGTTTACGTCACCAACATCGTCTGTGTCCGCGAGCCAATTCGTAGCCGGTACTACCCGTGGTACATGTGCTTCTGGCGCATATGGGGGCGCCGCACCAACTGCTGCCCTCTCCGGAGACTGCGCAACAGCGCTTGCAACAGCTCTGGGTGATAAAGATAACACAGCGGCTGGCTTCATGCAACTATGTCGATTCGATCCGGATCTGACGTCAGGAGCAGTAGCAACCGGTACTGGAGTTGTGTGGGGTTGGACTACTTTGCTGTCTTTGACTAGTTCAAACGGCTCGGCATTCAATCGTGATAATGCTGTCGCGTTCACTGTCTCTTCGAGCCAAGGCGCAGGAAAAGTCTCCGATGGTTCGAACAACTGGACTCAGCTTCGTCGCTTGACTCACATTGTAAAAGATGCTTCAAACGTCGAATACTTGCTATATGCATTTGGATTCGAAGGTGCATCTCAGGCGGAAATTAATGCCCTACGTCTTGAATTGATTACACCAACTGACGCAGCCCATGACTATCAATTCCCAATCAAAGACGACATCAACGAGAAATCTAGTGGTGTTGGTGCTGTTGTTGGTTCAACAGACTGGGGATTGGAAGCAGAAGAAAACATTCCTGAAATCGACATCAAGGTTGATAGCATTCCTATCACAGCCGTGACCAAAAAGCTCAAAGCCAAATGGTCACCAGAACTGGGACAGGATCTCAATGCTTATCACAACTTGGATGCTGAAGTGGAACTTACTAGTATTCTTTCCGAGCAAATTGCCCTTGAAATTGATAGAGAGATTCTCGAAGATCTCATCAAAGGTGCAACCGCCGGAACTTATTACTGGTCACGTTCACCGGGAATGTTCTTGAACCGGACAACCGGCGCAGAAGTTGGCGCTCAAGCTCTCGCTCCCGATTTCACAGGTACTGTGTCTGAATGGTACGAGACCTTGATCGAAACCATCAATGATGTTTCCGCTCAAATTCACCGTAAGACACTTCGAGGCGGAGCAAACTTCTTGGTCTGTGGCCCCGAAGTTGCAAACCTTCTTGAATTTACTTCCGGCTTCCGAGCAAGCATTACTGCAGATGTACCCAAGGGAACTGTAGGTGCTGTAAAAGCTGGTGCTGTGAACAAGAAATGGGATGTCTATGTAGATCCTTATTTCCCACGAAACGTTGTTCTCGTTGGGCGAAAAGGTGCTAGCTTCCTTGAAAGCGGTTATGTGTACTCACCTTATGTGCCACTGCAAGTTACTCCGACCATCTTTGGTCCGGAAGACTTCGTGCCAAGAAAAGGTGTTCTCACGAGATACGGGAAGAAAATGGTTCGACCCGATATGTATGGTCTTGTGATTGTACGCGGTCTACTTGGTGAAAGTGGTGGTTGATAATTCAACGCCATAGAGCCTGAATAAGACTCTTGACGACCCCGGATCTTTTTATAAGGTTCGGGGTTTTCTTTTATCTGAAACTAATTAAAGGTAAGGATTCTATTTTTCAATGGGAGTTATATATGAATGTCGATCCCTACTTTAACACCTGCAAGCCAATTAAGCGCCGTTGCTTTACCGGTAACAGGCACACATAGCGAAGTCACAGACACGAATCTTCCTTTCGGCATCTACGCGTCCGGAGGGCAGTTAGCTAGTACTGATTTTATATCCGGAGCAGTCGATCAGGTTGCTTACACTTATAAGAAATTGGGTGGGGACGTACTGGACGTTGAACTGACAACAAAACAAGTATACTCTGCTTACGAAGAGGCTGTCCTCGAATACTCTTATATACTCAATATTCATCAATCAAAGAATGTTATGTCAAATCTCCTCGGGAATACAACGGGAACTTTTGATCATGATGGAGAATTGGTCGATGGATCGGTATTATCTTCCAGTTTGGATGGCGGGAATGTTGCCCTTAAGTACACACGATTTGAATATGGATATGCTCGTCATGTTGGCGCAGGAATGAGCCTTGCAGCCGGGGTTGGAAGCAATGTCACCTTCTATTCAGCTAGTTTTACTACTGAGGCCAATAAGCAAGATTATGATTTACAATCAATTATATCATCTTCCGCAATTGGATCAAGTTATCTTCCTAGTATTGGGAATAATCGAATCACCATAAGAAAAGTATATTATAAGTCTCCTAGGGCAATGTGGAGGTTTTATGGATACTATGGCGGTCTCGGTGTTGTGGGGAACCTCCAGTCATACGGCCAGTTTGCCGATGATTCAACATTCCAGCTTATTCCTCCATGGCAGAATAAAGCGCAAGCAGGGGCTTTCGAAGATGCTTTCTTCACTAGAACGTCTCACTATGCTTACGAAATCAGAAATAATAAGCTAAGGATATTTCCTCCGCCCGACACGTTTAGCACCTCTACAATGTGGGTTGAGTTCACCGCAATGGCTGACGCGTGGGAAGAGACAGCAGATCGGAAGTTTGGAGCAGATGGAATAAACAATATGAACTCTGCGCCATTTTCCAACTTGAGGTTCGAAAATATTAATAGCATTGGGAAACAATGGATCCGAAGATTCGCTTTAGCTTTGGCAAAAGAAATGCTGGGTCATATTCGAGGAAAATTTGGAGGTGTTCCACTTCCCGGCGGCAATGTGACTTTAAACTCAGCCGAGTTGCTAACTCAGTCAAAAGAAGAGATGACGACTCTTCGAGACGAACTGGCCAAAGTGCTGGATGAACTTACATACGCCAAGCTCCTTGAAGCAGACGCAAAACAAGCAGAAGACACCGCAAAGCTATTTGATAATGCACCCATGGGCTTATACATAGGGTAGGGGGTGATGATGAATGTCCGAAAAAGATAAATGGTCTCAGCCCGCTGCTCCACCCCCGCCTTTATTCTTAGGAAAAAAAGAAAGAGATTTGGTCAAGCAGGTCAACGACGAAGTGATCGAACGCGTCGTGGGACAGACTGTAATATATTATCCTATCGATTTGGAAAGAACTAACTTTCATAGCCTATACGGAGAGGCAATTGAAAAAACTTTCCTCTCACCGGTTCGAGTTCATGCCATGGTTCAATGGCAAGGTCAAACCATTTCGACTGACAATTATGGGCTGGAAAGGATAACAAAAATTGATATGTTTTTCCACAAAAGAAGATTAACGGAAGATCAAGATCTCTATGTGAGGGAAGGCGACTTTGTGTTATATGGTGAATATTTTTATGAGATATTGACCTTGAAAGAACCGACATGGCTTTTCGGTCAAGTTCAAAATAGTTTTGAAATTCAAGCAGATTGCGTGAGAGCAAGAGAGGGCCTATTCAATGCCACATGATAACAAATATAAACCAATTAATGATCCGCAATTTGAAAAGCTGCAGCCTTCCAACTTTGAGGATATAGACCATGCAATGTACGATTGGCTGAACGGGGATCTTAATTTGCATTGCCAAACAAACACCGGTTGGAAAAAGACCCCAATTATTTGGGCATCTGCTGAAAGGAATTTTCAAGTTAAAAGTGATCAGAAGCTAAGGGATAAAGATGGAGCTTTTATACTTCCAATCGCGTCTTTACAAAGGATTTCCGTTAGCAAGGCAAAGGATCCCAGAGGATCATTTTATGGTAATACGTTGCCGCATAACGATTATCGACGTGGCGTGATTCCAATCTCAACTCGAGTGATGCAAGAAAAAACAGCCAACTTTGCAAATGCAGATTCGTTAAAGAGGTATGGAACCCAAGATTCTAAAACATCTCAGCAGTCGACCATAAATTTCCGAATCGGTCGAAAAAATAAGAAGATTGTTTATGAAACGATTTATATTCCAATCCCAGTGTATTTGGAGATTGATTATGAAATAAAATTGAAAACAGAATATCAAGCACAGATGAACGAATTGGTCTCTCCTTTCATCGTTTACCCGGGCTCCGTGAATTATTTCATGTTGGAAAGGAATAATCATAGATATGAATGCTTCATCCAGCCCGGATTTGATCAAAGCAATACGACATCTAATATGACCGGCGAAGCTAGAATTTTCGAAACGACCATAAAAATTAAGTCTAATGCCCACATTGTGGCAGCCGGAAATAATGAAGAGACACCAGTTATCTCTGTTCGCGAAAGCATGGCCGAATTCAAAATTCAGAGAGAAAGAGTGGTAATGGGAGATAAAATTGAAAGAGAATTAAACAATACTGTTTATAGAAGTTGATTCTTTTGATAGTATAATATACTATTTACTTTAAAAATATTTTCATTCAGGAGAAAAAAAATATGTCTGTTAGTAAGTTTAAGTTTGTTAGCCCCGGGGTTTTCACAAAAGAAGTAGATCTTTCCCAAGTGCCAACGTTGGCAGCGGGAATAGGCCCGGCTATCATGGGGCGTTCCGAAAAAGGCCCTGCTTTTACACCAGTCCAAGTGGAATCCTACGACGAGTTTAAAAGAATCTTTGGGGAGCCAATTCCCGGAGATGGAGTGCAAGATTCATGGAGAAAAGGTAACTATTCCGGTCCAACATACGCTGCTTACGCCGCAAAAGCATATTTAGCTTCTGGTGGTCCAATTAACTTTATTCGTGTCTTGGGGCAAAAGAACGGTGTTAGCACTTCCAACACAACGACCGCCCTTGCAGGTTGGCAAATAAACAAGATAACCACCAATTCTTATGGCGACGGCGGAGCTTATGGGCTTTATATGGTCCAATCAGGAACCACGGCTGTGTCCGGAACGCTTGGCGCTGTTTTCTATCTCGAAACGGGCTCCATGGCTCTCTCTTCTTCTACAGGCGGTATCACAGCAGGATACTTACATAAATCAGCCGGAGCAAATTCGCAGTTCGCGGCTGTTATTTACGATTCATCAGGAAATGGAGTTACAAGCTCTTTCGACATGGATCCAGATTCTTCCATCTATATTCGTAAAGTTTTTAATACGGATCCAACGACTGTGACGGCTTCAATTAACAGTACCACAAAATCGTATTGGCTTGGAGAATCATTTTCTTCTCAAGTGTTTAGAACCATCGACGCGGGTAATGCATCGACTGGAAAAACGTATGGTCTTCTTTTACCATTGCTTTCCGGAAGTAGTGACTCCAACCGTGCTGGAAAAAACAAAATGGATTATGCGAAAGCAGCTACAGGATGGGTCTTTTCGCAAGATTTTTCCGATGGCTCGGCTTTCGATCCATTGGCGACTCCACTGGTCGGCCCGGAAAAGCTATTTAAGCTTCATTCCTTGGGAGGCGGAGAACATCCCCAAAGAAGTTATAAAATTTCAATTGCAAATGTAAAGTATTCTCCCAATGAGGCTGCTGATCCTTATGGAACTTTTGATGTCTTGGTTCGGAGAATAGATGACTTTGATCATAATCCAATTGTTCTGGAAAGGTTTTCGAAAGTTAACTTAAACCCCAATTCTGACAATTATATCGGGAGAGCTATTGGGACACAATACTTCACATGGGATTATGCAACAAAGAGATTTTTGCAAGATGGTATTTATGAAAATAAATCACAGTATATTCGTGTACAAATTGACGACAATATAAAATCAGTCCCAAAGAATGCTTTGCCATTTGGCTTTATTGGGCCGAAAAGGTTTGCAAGTTGGGGTCAAGATGAAACTATCAAGTCAGGTTCCGCAAATCCCGGCGCCAATGTAATGGCTGGAAATCAGAATTCTATGCCGACACATGTTGCTAGTGCAACATACTTGATAAGGTCAGACGCAACCCATAAATTTACAGCATCGGTCATATACCCGGCACTTCCGACGAGAGTCGATAACACGGAAACTTCTTTGGCAACCGGTTCAGATGCTTATTGGGGAATGGATACGCGAAGATACGCTGTTCCTTCCGGCTCAACTTCTCCAACTAATCTTTATAACGAAGACATTCCAGATTATTTAAGAAGCAAAGCGAACATTGGCACTGCTGCCAACTTGTCTGACCAAATGTATTTTTCATTGGATGACATTGCGTCTGCATCAACAACTTCTGCGCCAGACAAAATGTTACACACCCTCACCTCGAGGGTGAATACCTCCGGCAGCGGTGACGAAAGTATAACAAAGGCAAATTCAAGCTATAAAGCAGTTTTGGATTTGGATCTCAACAAGTTTACCATGCCTTTGTTCGGTGGCTTTGACGGCTTTGATATCAAAGAAAGGGAACCCCTAGGGGATCACATTGCCGGACTCGATGGTCAAACAGAATTTAATTGCTACGCTTACAACACGATCAAGGCAGCAATCGATATAATAGCCGATCCGGAAACAATTGATATAAACTTAGCGTCATTCCCGGGAGTTGTTGAGCCAAACCTTACAAAGCACTTGCTCGACACATGCGAAGCTCGTGGAGATGCTTTGGCTATTATCGACTTAGAAGGTGGGTATACTCCTGCGACAGAGACGTCTAGTGCCGAATCTGCAAGAATTGGAAGCGTGGCTTCAACTGTAACCAAGATCAAAACAAGAAAACTAAACAACAGTTATGGCGCAGCTTACTACCCATGGGTCACGATTAAAGATGACGCGAAAAACTCAATAGTTTGGGTTCCACCTTCAGTTGCTGCCCTAGGAGCGCTTTCTTATTCCGAAGCTCAATCCGAAGTATGGTTTGCCCCGGCCGGCTTTAACCGCGGTGGCTTGTCACAAGGCGCAGCCGGAATCCCCGTTATAAGCGTCAGGGACAAAGTTTCTTCACGGGACAGAGATAAGCTTTACGAAGTTAACATTAACCCAATTGCTTCCTTCCCAGCAGAAGGCTTGGTAATCTTCGGGCAGAAAACATTGCAAGCCAATGCTTCCGCATTGGATAGGATCAACGTTCGAAGACTTATGATCTTTGTTAAAAAACAAATTTCAAGATACGCAAAAGGAATCTTGTTTGAGCAAAATGTTTTGCAAACTTGGAATAGATTCACCGGGGTTGTAGAGCCCTTCTTGGAATCTGTCAAGAACGGCCTAGGGCTCACAGACTACAAATTGATCTTGGATGAGACAACAACAACGCCGGATCTTCAGGATAGGAACGTGTTATACGCGAAAGTCTATCTGAAGCCGGCGCGAGCAATTGAATACATTGCACTTGATTTCTTTATCACTAGATCGGGAGCGTCGTTCGAAGATTTATAAGATAAATTTTTAAGCTAAACTATTTATTTAAAAACGCAAGGAGAATATGGTATAATGAAATTTTGGACAGACGCATCAGCTAATATTAGGGAGCCGAAACGGGACTTTAGGTTTTTGCTTGATGTTCCCGCTATCAACCAGTCATGGACTGTGACCAAAGTTGATCGCCCGGGCTGGTCAATGAAGGCTACATCGCACACTTTTTTCAATCATGATTTTCACTTCCCCGGAAAAGTAGAATGGGGAGATGTGAAAGTGTCATTGATTGACACAATAGAGCCTTACGACACAACGAAAGGTGTTATGCAATATTTGGCAGCAGCAGGATATAGAATTCCAACTTACGAAGGAATAACTAATCGACCATATTCAGTAACCAAATCAAAAGCGGTTATGGGAAATCCCGCCCACAGGTTGGCTTCTCCCGGAAACGCAACGCAAATCCCTGCCGGTTCAAATAAGTTTATTATTCGAACCTTAGATGGAGAAGGGGAAGACATTGAAAGATGGGAACTCTGGAATCCGTGGATCTCTGATTATTCTGGTGGTGATCATTCATATGATAGTGAGGGGTTGATTACCGTGGACTTGACCATAAAGTTTGATTGGGCCAATTACACTAATGTTTATAAGCCGAATAAGAAGTTCAAAAATGCTGGACAGGCGTATGCCGACAGTCAGGGAGGAAACTATTCCATTCCGAAAAACCCCACCCGTTAATTAACCATGAGGTGAAAGATGAGAAACAATCAAAATTTGATTGATCAATTTATCGAAGAAAACAAACAAGACGAAACAACCCCGCTAAAACCCCAAAACATTCCAGAAAACCCGTCAGGGTTTTCCTTTTCAATTCCCACGGAAGAGGTCCAATTGCCCTCTCGTGGGCTTTTGTATCCTGAAAATCATCCTTTGCATGGTGTGGAATCAGTTGAGATTCGACACATGACGGCGAAAGATGAAGA